GTTGACAATTTAGAGCAATTACACTATATTAGAGGTCAAATCAAAGGCCTAGAGTCTTTGCTTCAGGATCTTAAAGACCTGCAGACTAAACAGGAGCGATTAAATGACGGAGAACTTAGAGGCTTCGAAAGAAGTACCTAAACTTAAAGAAGCATTACTCGATGCTTATAAATCCAAAGAAGAAACTCAAACATATTTAGATGCAAAATCTATATCTGAAAATGTATCTCTTTTAGAAAGACTTCCTACCCCTACAGGATGGAGAATTTTAGTATTGCCTTACGCAGGACCTAAAAAAACTAAAGGAGGAATTATTCTTTCGGATCAAACCCAAGATACAATACAGATGACTACCGTATGTGCATATGTATTGAAAGTTGGTGAACTAGCATACAAAGACAAAGAAAAATTTCCTAATGGACCTTGGTGTAAAGAAGGTGAGTGGGTGATCTTTGGCCGTTATGCGGGTTCAAGATTTAAAATAGAAGGCGGGGAAGTTCGTATTCTCAATGATGATGAAATCATTGCTAGGATTAAAAATCCCGAGGATATCTTGCACGCTTATTAAACATACGCAAAAAACAGGAGCTACAAAATGTTAGAAAAAAGTGACTATAAAAAAGACAATTCCGTAGAATTAGATACGGATGGAATAGAAGAACAATCCATTCAAGTTGAAAATAAAGAAGTTGAATCGGATGATACTAAACTGCCTAATGAAGAAGTTGATTTAGGATATACAGAACCTAAAGCAGCAGGCATTGAAGGTATAACTGTTGAAGAAGCAAAAGAAGAAAATGTAAGGGTTAAAAAATCTGAAGAAGATGTAGATGACCTTTCTTCTGTTTCTGAAAAAGTTAGAAAACGAATTGATAAATTAACTTTTAAAGTTAGAGAAGCAGAGCGTAGAGAACAAGCAGCTTTGGATTATGCAAAAAACATTCAAAGTAAGTTAGATGATACGCAAAGCAGATTCTCTAAAACTAGTAAGAGTTACATTGAGCAATACTCAGCTAGAGTAACTGCAGAACAAGAAAAAGCAAAACAAGCATTAAGAGATGCTATTGCTGAACAGGATGCAGATAAAATAGCAGATGCAAATACAGTTATTGCACATTTAGCCGTAGAAGCAGAGAAAGCTAAAATGACTAAACAGGAGTATGATTCTAGAGAAGAATCAGAAGCTCAAGCTAAAAAGACTTCTCAACCTACTCAGGTACCTCAAAATCCTACCTATCCACAACCTTCTAATAAAGCCAGAACTTGGGCTGAAAAGAACGAATGGTTTGGACAGGACAAGATTATGACAAGTGCTGCGTTTCAAGTTCACCAGGATCTTATAGACCAGGGGTTTGACGCGGAGAGTACAGAGTACTATAATGAGATAGACAAAGTTATGAGAGATAATTTCCCTCATAAGTTTGAGAAACAGGAGCCAAAGAAAATCGTCCAAACTGTGGCCTCTGCGCAAAGAAACCAAAATGGACGCCGATCAGTGAAACTCACTCGTTCACAAATAGCTATCGCTAAGAAATTAGGAGTGCCACTAGAGGAATACGCAAAATACGTGAAGGAGAATGCATAAATGAATACAATAAAAAGAACCTCACGCGAGTCCGAGACAAGAAAAGTAGAAATGAAAAAAACTACGTGGACTCCACCTTCCAGTTTGGATGCACCACCTGCACCGCAGGGATATGCTCACAGATGGATTAGAACCAATGTGACGGGTTTTGAGGATACAGGAAATGTAACCAAAAAACTTAGAGAAGGATGGGAATTTGTTAGAGCAGAAGAAATAGCAAATCACCCAGACGCTGCAAAATATCCTGTGATTAAGTCAGGACAATATGATGGATGTGTCGGAATTGGAGGCCTTGTGTTGGCAAGGATACCAGAAGAGATATTAAAAGCGCGCTCGGAGTATTTCAGTAGACTTACTTCAGAACAAATACACGCAGTGGATAATGATCTTATGAAGGAACAACGACCAGGGATGCCAATCAATATTGAGAGGCAATCTCGTGTAACCTTTGGCGGTGGTTCGAAAAAATAATTTTTTGACGATAACTACTACAAAGGCGGCTAAATAAAATAAACTTAATAGGAGAAAAAACAATATGGCAAACCAAGTAGAAAAGTTCGGTCTAAGACCGTACAGAAAACTAGATGGTACTCCATTAGTTGGTGCTCAGAACAGATATACTATTGCAAGTAGTTACGCTACTGCGATATTCCAAGGTGACTTGGTTATCCCAGTAACAGGAGGAAATATCGAAAGATATCCTGGTAATACTTCAACAGCTGTTGTGGGTGTGTTCAACGGATGTTTTTATACAGATCCTACTACTCAAAAGCCGACCTTCAAAAATTACTACCCAGGCGGAGTTGCAGCAAGCGATATTACAGCGTTTGTTGTGGATGACCCTGATGCTGTTTTTTTGGTGGACGCTGATGCGACTTTCGCAAGAGCAGATCTGTTTCAAAACTACTCGTTAACAGCAGTTAGTGGAAATACAAAAACTGGAAATTCATTACAGCAATTAGATGTAAGTGTATCTGGAACAAACGCAACTTTCGTTGTACAAGCAATCGATATTTGCCAAGACCCAGATAATTCTAGCACTAGTTCTGCTAATGCAAACATTCTAGTTAGAATCAACAATCACTTCTTTAGAAGTGGTACAGGCATATAATAGGAGAATAAATTATGGCTATTTCACGATCACAACTAGTTAAAGAACTAGAGCCAGGATTGAATGCACTATTCGGCCTGGAATACAACCGTTATGAAAATCAGCATGCTGAAATTTTCATGACTGAATCATCTGACAGAGCTTTTGAAGAAGAAGTAATGTTAAGCGGTTTCGGTTCAGCACCAGTAAAACAAGAAGGTGCTAGCGTTGTGTACGATCAAGCTCAAGAAACTTTCACAGCTAGATATACACACGAAACTATCGCTTTAGCATTTTCTATCACTGAAGAAGCTATCGAAGATAACTTATATGACAGATTAGCTGCAAGATACACAAGAGCTCTTGCAAGATCTATGTCAAACACTAAGCAGGTTAAAGCTGCTGCTGTGTTAAACAGTGCACAAATTACTACTGCAATCGGTGGTGACGGAGTGTCGTTGATTAACAATGCGCATCCTTTAGCAACTGGCGGTACGTTCTCTAACGTATTAGCTACTGCTGCTGACTTAAACGAAACTTCACTTGAACAATCTTTGATTGACATTGCAGGTTTTGTTGATGAAAGAGGCTTAAAAGTAGCTCTTTCTGGCAGAAAAATGATAATTCCAAAAGAATTACAATTTACTGCTGAAAGACTAATGAAGTCTCCTCAAAGAGTCGGCACTGCTGACAATGACATCAACGCCATTGTAAACATGGGAATGGTGCCAGAAGGTTACAGAATTAACAATTTCTTAACTGATACTGACTCATATTTCCTATTGACTGATGCTCCTAATGGATTGAAACAATTCGTTAGATCACCAATCAAAACAGCAATGGAAGGTGACTTCGAAACTGGCAACGTAAGATTTAAAGCTAGAGAAAGATACAGCTTTGGCTGGTCTGACCCTAGATGTATATTTGGTAACGGAAACTTACCTACTTCATAATCTTAGGTTATAAAGTTAAATAAATTAGGGCGGTCTTCACGACCGCCCTTTTTTTATGTATAATAATATTACTGAATATAAACAAATATTTAATACAGACTGAATTCAGCAGACGGCCTAGAGACTGTATTGGATAAACTAGGAGAATATAAACATGGCACAAACAACTTTTTCAGGTCCAGTAAAATCAGATAATGGATTTATTGCACCTTCATACACTTTAGTAGAAGCAGCGGCTATTAGCTCACCAGCTACTGGTTTAGTTATTTACGTTTCTGATGCAACTGGTTCAGGAGTTACTGGATCCCTTTGTTTTTATAACGGAAGTGATTTTATAGACGTTACTACTGGTATTGCTGTAGTATAATTATTAAAATTATAGAGCTCCTTCGGGAGCTCTAAAACTTAGGAGAATAAAATGGGTTTTAAAGCAGACATACAAGCTACAAGATCAGATGCAGCAGCTGGAGCAACAGCTATTGTGGCTCCTGCGGTTAGACTAAGAGCAATTTCAGTTGCTTCTAACGGTGGCGGTGCAGGATTATTGGAGCTTACAACTACTAGCAATGCTGGTACTGTTTTATTAGCAATTGATGTTTCAAGCGGTGATGTTATAAACTTAAATTTACCAGAGGATGGAATTTTATTCCCAGCTGGTATTTATTGTAAAACAAAAACTAACGTAACAGCTTACACATTATTTACTGATAAATATGCAGCGCCTGGATTAACTACTACTAACAGTTAATTAAGGAATTAGTAATGAATAATTACTATAGCGATATATTAGGTTATGCCAAAGGAGGCATGCCAGCAAGAAATAAAAAGAATTTCCGTTCCACTAAAAGTGGAGCGGGAATGACTCAGGCTGGTGTTATGGCTTACAGGAGAAAAAACCCTGGATCTAAATTAAAAACAGCTGTAACAGAAGATAAACCTGGACCTAAACGCGCAGCAAGAAGAAAATCATTTTGTGCTAGAAGCGCAGGACAAATGAAAATGTTTCCTAAAGCAGCCAAAGACCCTAACTCAAGACTAAGACAAGCAAGAAGGAGATGGAAATGTTAAATTATATTAAACATTATTTTGAAATGATCAAAGGTAAATTAATAAGTTTACCAAATCAATATTCAGGAATTATTTTATTAGCTATTTTAATACTGTTGTTATTAAAATAGTTAAAACTGTGTTATAAGATTTTATGGAAAACACTTTACTAGTACATAAACATCTTATCGTTAGAGCGGAGGCAGTCAATCCTCCTATGGAAGTTAATCATCTAACAGATTGGCTACATAATTTTATAGACTTTATTAATATGAAAGTATTAATGGGTCCTTATGTTGTGTATCATGATGTACCAGGAAATCGTGGAATTACAGGTGCAGCTATTATAGAAACTTCACATATTGTCATGCATGTTTGGGATGAAGTGTCTCCAGCACTAATGCAATTTGATGTGTACAGTTGCGGTGAATTTGATGCAGAAACTATTTGTAAAAAAATACAAAAAGATTTTAATGTAACTAAAATAGATTATAAATTTTTAGATAGAGAAAACGGATTAAAAGATGTTTCTGGTGGATATCATGTTTACCAAAATAGATTAAAAGATTTAGTTGCAAAAAATCATGAACAAAAAGAAAAAGAAGCAAAAGAAAAATTATTATTAAAAACAAGAAAAGAAGTTGATATTAATAAAAACGGGTCTGGATATACTATAAAAAGTGGTGTAAACGCAGGAAAAACTTTAGCTCATATACAGATACCTACTAAAAACATTTAAAGGAGGGGACCATGAAAAGATGGATCTTAGGTAAGCTTTTAACATTTTTTAGTCGCATGGAGAATAAAATTTGGAGAGAGCTTTACGTTTGTAATAAAAGGAAGAAATGAAGCATTGTATTTACTGGGTGTGTATGGGTTTTTGCCTCTTGTTAAAAGATTGTAAATGTAATAAGCTAAACAGAAATGAAACTATCAGCAAACTTCCAGTTAAGTGAGTTAGTTAAATCTCAAACAGCGGAACGAAAAGGAATTCCTAATAATCCTTCTCCTGCTCATATTGATAACCTCAAAGCGTTGTGCGTGAATGTACTACAACCTATTCGTTCTCATTTTGATTCCCCTGTAATTATATCTTCAGGATACAGATCTGGAGAGTTATGTGTTGCTATTGGTTCTAGTATTCATTCACAACATACTGAAGGTAAGGCCGCAGATATAGAAGTGGTGGGTATTGATAACAAAGAACTAGCTCAATGGATTAAAGATAATTTAGAATATGATCAATTGATTCTCGAATTTTATCGAGATGGTGAGCCCGATAGCGGCTGGGTCCATGTCTCCTGGAACTCAGGCGAGAACCGAAATATGTCCCTTCGAGCTATTAAAGAAGAGGACAAAACTAAATATAAACCATGGTAATATCAAGAGGTCAAATATCTAAACAGTTAGAACCAGGTCTTGGTAATAAAGATTTAAAAAGATTTAAACAAGTTATTAAAAAGACTCATGGAACAATTTATAAAGAAAAAACCAAATCCCATAGCAAAAAAAGTAAGGTCTAGAACTTATAAGCCTCAAGTGGTACAATCTAAGAAGTTGTACAACCGCAAAAAGGAGAAGTCATACACTCTCAAAGCGGCCGCTATTAAGGAGATATATGAAACGTAGAAAACTTAAAGTAAAAAAATTTGAAGACGGTGGGTATGGAGGTTTTGACGGAACTGAAAGCCTAGGTGATGAGGGTTTTGGATCTGTAGGTTTAGATGGCTCTACCGATACAGGACCTGGAGGATATTCAAAAAATGTTGGAAAATCTCACACAGGAGATACTGGACTAAGTTTTTTAAGTAACCTGGGCGCTAGGACACAGGAAATGGGAATAATGAATGTTGTTCCAGGAGCTGGCGCGCGTAATGCATTCATGGCAGCTCGAGATACTTCAAGAATGAGAGATGAAATGAACATGGGTCCTACCTACAATCCTACACAGGAAAGAGGAGGAGATGTTAAACCTTGTAATAGAGATGCGTCTGGTAAATGTATGCCTGAAGCAAAAAAATTATCTAAAGGTGGCGAGTTTTCTTTTTCTAAAAACATACAACAAAGTTATTATAAGGATATTTTATAATGTCGAAAAAAAAAGAAACAGAATGGGAAAAAATTAAACGTATGGGTACAAAAGAATATTTGTATGATGCAACAACTGAAAAAATGAGGTCTTCGTTAAGAAGAGAGTT